TTTACTAAAAACTCACGCGAGAAAAACATCCCCTTTTATGGGGGGAATAGAATGCGTCTCAGGATGCACTATTCCTCTTATTTTTGGAGGTTGTATCATGCTCGAAAACAAATTCAAGACAGGATTGATAAGGGAGCTGAAAGAACGCTTTCCTGGCTGCATGGTTGTCCATCTTGACCCAAACGAGATTCAGGGAATCCCCGATCTCTTGGTTCTCTACGGCACAACATGGGGCGCATTGGAGGGCAAGAAGTCAGCGAGTGCATCTCATCGTCCAAATCAGGACTATTACGTTCACCAGATGGACGAGATGAGTTTTGCGGCCTTTATCTATCCCGAAAACAAGGAGGAAGTTCTTAATGAACTGGCGAGATCATTCGAGACTCACGGGGAAACATGCCCTCCTCGGGGCAAGTAACTACCATTGGTTGAACTATGACGCAGATAGATTGACCAATGCAGTTCTCAATTACCAGGCGAAGGAACGGGGAACACGGCTACACGCATTTGCAGCAGAGTGCATTGATCTGAAGCAAAAACTGCCGAAGAACAAGAAAACCCTTAATACCTACGTGAACGATGCCATTGGTTTCCGCATGGATACCGAGCAGGTGCTGTATTACAGCGACAACTGCTATGGAACTGCGGATGCCATTTCGTTCAACGATGGGTTCCTTCGCATCCACGACTTAAAAACCGGAGCTGTTCCTGCACATATGGAGCAGCTCTATATTTATGCCGCTCTGTTCTGTCTGGAGTACGGATACCACCCGAAAGATATTCGGATGGAGCTCCGTATCTACCAGAACGATGAAGTTTGGGTCGAGAACCCCACTGAAGAGGAAATCAGCCCCGTCATCGCTAAAATCAAAGAGTTCGACCCGATCATCACTGATATTTTGTTAGGAGTGGCAGCATGAATCCGATTGAAAAAGACCTCCGTTCTTATTTTGGCATCACTTCCGAAAGCAATATCCTGGAACACTATGGTACCAAGCGACATTCTGGTCGCTATCCTTGGGGCTCCGGTGATAACCCGTATCAGCATTCCGGCGATTTCCTGTCTCGTGTAGAGGAGCTTAAAAAGAAGGGCCTCTCGGAGAAGGAGATCCTGGAGACCATCAACGACTCTCTCCCTGACGAGTATAAGATGGGTTTGACCGAGTTCCGCACTGCACGTCAGAAAGCAGGCCATGACCGTAAGGCATTGGAGTACGATCAGATTCGTGCGCTGAAGGATGACGGTCTTGGTTGGAAGGAAATTGGTGACAAGCTCGGCATGAGCGAGTCCAGTGTGAGGTCCAAGTATAACAATGCGATTGGCGAAAAAGCCAGCCAGGCTGAGAAGATTGCCGCGACTCTGAAAGAAGAGGTCGATAAGAAGGGCATGATTGATATTTCTGAGGGCGCAAATCAGGTCCTCGGAGTGTCGGAAAGCAAGCTGGACGAGGCTGCTTATATTCTGGAAGCAGAATATGGCTACCAGCGCTATGGCGTTGGTATCAGACAGCCGACCAATGTCCGTCAGCAGACGAACATCACGGTTCTCGCAAAGCCGGAGTTCGACCAGAAGTATGCTTATCAGCATCAGGATCAGATCGATTCTCTGGGCGATTACCACTCTGATGATGGCGGCGAGACTTTCACGAAGCTTCAGCGCCCCTCTAGTCTGGATTCCAGTCGAGTTGCAATTCGTTATGGCGATGAAGGCGGTCTGGACAAAGACGGTGTTATGGAGATTCGCCGTGGTGTGCCCGACCTTGACCTCGGCAAGAGCCATTATGCGCAGGTTCGTATCCTCGTTGACGGTGACCATTATCTGAAGGGCATGGCTGTCTATTCTGATGATCTGCCGGATGGTGTGGACGTTATGTTCAACACCAATAAGCCTTCTGGCACGCCCAAAATGAAGGTCCTCAAGGAAGCAAAAGCGGATCCTGATAACCCGTTTGGCGCAGCTATCAAGGCCAACGGACAGAGCATGTATATCGGCGAAGATGGCAAAGAGCACCTCTCGCCGATCAACAAGCTGAAAGAAGAGGGCGACTGGGATACGATGTCCCGGAACGTCTCTTCTCAGTTCCTTTCCAAGCAGCCCAAGAAGCTGATCGAGAACCAGCTTAACCTTACTGTCGCGGATTACAAAGCCCAATATGATGAAATCATGCGGTACGATAATCCTACGGTCAAAAAGAAGTTGCTCAACGATTTTGCTGATACGGTTGAGGGAACGTCCATGACCCTGAAGGCATCTGCTTTCCCGGGTCAGTCCACGAAGGTTATCCTGCCGATCAATAAGATCAAGGAGACAGAGGCGTATTGCCCCACCTATGAGAACGGCACTCGGCTTGCACTGATCCGTTATCCTCATGCAGGTACCTTTGAGATTCCCATTGTGACTGTCAACAACAAGAATGTCAGCGGTAAGCGGAATCTCGGTGCAATTCAGGATGCAATCGGCATCAATGCAAAGGTTGCAGAGCGCCTGTCTGGTGCTGACTTCGATGGCGACACGGTTATGGCAATCCCTGTTACTGACAAAGTCAACATTAAGTCTACTCGTGCGCTGAAAGCATTGGAAGAATTCGATCCCAAGACCGCTTATGCAGTTCCTGAAGGCAATCCGAACAATGTCAGGCTGATGAAGAAAGAGGAGAAACAGCGCGAAATGGGCGTGATCTCCAACCTCATCACTGATATGACATTGCGAGGTGCTGATGAGGACGAGCTTGCACGTGCGGTTAAGCACTCCATGGTCGTTATCGATGCGGAAAAGCATAAGCTGGACTATAAGCGCTCTGAGCGAGAGAATGGTATCCCCGAGCTGAAGCAGAAGTGGCAGATTCGTGTGGACGAGGAAGGCGCTACGCATTATGGTGGCGCATCCACGCTCCTGTCTCGCCGTAAGCAGACGGTTCGTGTACCCGAGCGTCGTGGCAGTGTTCGAGTTGATAAGGAAACTGGCGAATATATCTACAAAGAAAGTGGACGTACCTTTACTGACCCCAAGACGGGTAAGGAACGTAAGGCTGAAGATACAGTCAGTCTGATCTCCGAAACGAAGGATGCGCGCACGCTGTCTTCTGGCACCATCCAAGAGAACCTGTACGCGGACTTCTCCAACAAGCTGAAGGCCATGGCCAACCAGGCGCGCAAAGAGGCGGTCAACATGAAGGGCATCCAGCGTAACCCTGAAGCGGCCAAGACCTATGCGCCTGAGGTTGCCTCCCTGAAAGAGAAGTATAACAACATGGTCGCTAACAAGCCTAAGGAGCGCAAAGCGATGCTGATTGCGAACGCCAATATTAAGGCGAAGATTCAGGAACAGGGCTTGGATCCTACGATTGACAAGAAAGAAATCAAGAAGATCTCTTCTGTTGAGATGCAGCGTGCTCGCGATTCTGTTGGCGCAAGCGGACGCAAGTCCAAGATTACCTTCACGGACAGGGAATGGGAAGCTGTTCAGGCTGGCGCAATTTCCGACAATATGTTGACGAAATTCCTTAATTCGTCTGATTCTGATGAAATTGTAAAACGTGCAATGCCGAAAAATGTTGCTGTTATGACTTCTGCAAAGATGTCCAAAGCAAACGCAATGCTGAGAAGCGGTTATTCTTATGCTGAAATCGCCAAGGCCTGCGGTGTTCCGGAGTCCACGGTTTACAGTGCGCTCAACAAATAACAATCAATTAAGAAAGAGGCTTTGAATAATGGTTCGATGCTTTCTTACCACCTTTGACAACCCGTACAGTCCGTACGAGGAGTTCGAGAAGTGGTATCAGTATGATATCGAGCACGGCTACAACTCTTCCGAGTTGCTTATGAGGATCGCCGAGACCTCCTCACAGTTCACGGACAACGAAAATGCCTATGAAATTGAGAAGGCAATCGATAAAATCGTTGCTGCCGACCCGATAAACATCTACAAGAAGCTCAAGATCACCGTGCCCGACGAGGACACACTCGGCCAAACCGCGTAAACCATAGGGAGGGGGTCTCAAAATCGACACCCCCTCTCAAATCGCGCCGGTCTTTGATATTTCCCCGGAGGGAAAATTGATATTTGGGCTTTAAGAAGAAAAAACGCCAGTATCCACGTGGTGTGTAGGTACTGACGTTTTTACATTTTATACGGTTCGATCTAACTCCAGCTTTTTGCACTTATCTGCAATCCACAGGAGAGTCTTCGTAATATTCTCCAAGATCTCTTCACGAGATACAGGAGCAAATTTGACCTTGCTACAGTCATCGTAAGTGACTTTATCAATTAGAATCATATCGTCCATTCTATATCACCACCTTTCCTAGTAGAATGAACGATTCAAATGAGACTTACAGGTCAACCTCCGAGATAAGTATAAGTGCATTTGTATGCGCAGTCAAGTCGAAACGGAACATAATCGCCGAGGTTCTGGGGTGTAGACCGGGGTTTCGGCGGTTTTTGCAAGGGCTCATGGGAGTAGTATCCTCCTATATATTTGGGTTCAGGGCTTTCACGATGTTCAACCTCCATTGGGCATGATCTGCTTTTTCTTCTCCTTTCAAATGAGACAGGCTTAACTGGTACTACTGCGACTTCCATGAACCCTTGCAAAAGCAAAATAAGAATGTGAAACGAGGTTATTGTAATGAAACCTAAGAAGTCTGCTCCGGGCGAAATGTCGGCTGCAACTTCGCGGCCTGCAAGAACCCCGGAAGCACAAGAAAACTATATGATCAACTTGGCGATGAAGCTGGTTGAGAGACGACTGCTGGAAGGTACGGCATCCAGCGCTGAGACGACCCATTTTCTGAAGCTGGCGACCTCCAAGAACGAGTTGGAGAAAACAAAGCTGGAAGAGGAAAACAAACTGCTGAGGGCAAAGACTGAGACACTCCAGAATGCAAAGCACTCCGAGGAACTGTACGAGAAGGCCATTGCTGCTATGAAGAAATACAATGGTCTAGGCGAGGACGACGAGTATGATGGAATATGAGTTGATATTGATACCCAATATCCTTCTTTATTTAATGATTTTTCTGGTAGCGGCATGGCTTGGAAATAGGCCGGACAATCCGGTGAGTGCAAGCGCACTGATGGGTTGCGGCATCCTAGGGCTGGTTTTGTTTCTTTGCGAATGTACGAGGCTGTTTGGATGAAAAGCTACACGGAACTTTGCACACTGCCGACATACGAGGAGAGGCTGGAGTATTTACAGCTGCACGGGGAAGTGGGGAGAGATACCTTTGGGTTTGACCGATGGCTGAACCAGGACTTCTACCAATCGAGAGAGTGGCGGCAGTTCAGGGACAGGATCATCGCCCGGGACATGGGGTGCGACCTGGGGTGCAAAGACCATCCGATCACAGACTGGGTGCTGCGGGACGGAAGGCCGATCCGACCGAAGATCTCCATCCACCACATAAACCCCATAACAAAAGATGACGTTCTCCAGCACAGCGAGAAGCTGCTTGATCCGGAGAACGCCATTTGTGCTTCGGCGGCAACGCACAAGGTGATCCATTACGGAACGGGAAAGGGCCCAAAGCTGCCGGACGGAGAAAGAAGACCGGGCGACACCTGCCCATGGATAAAAACATGAATAAGTTACAAGAAGAAACTGACAATGGCTAAGGCGACAAAAAGCAAAACGACACCGACTTGGATGTACATTCCGTGATCACCGAGAAAATCAAGAGTTCTTTCGAGAATATGCTTGGCTCTATCGATAAATTCGGTGACCGAAAATTCCGGAATATGGCGATTTACTATTTCTGCATAGGTGCTGAGTTCTTCGTTATCATCGTCCGAATCCGTTTGACGACTGCTTGGCTCATCAGATAAAGAATCATCGGGCTTGAACTGTGATCCACAATAAGGGCACTCGAGAAATGCACCGTGGTCATCCATTTTTACAGGAGCGCCGCAGTTGGGACAGGTGTAAGACTGCATATATTGCCTCCGAAGTATAAGAAAAAACCGTTTGAGATAAGTATATCAATCCATATGTTGTATGTAAAGAAGAAAGTCTGATATCCAGTGGAGGAAATGAGTATGTACCAGAAAAAAGCATTTAACCGGCGAGAGCAGGACTACGCTATGGGGCTGCGGCGGAAGCTGGAAGAGGCAGAGGCGATGCTCCAGCACCTTGCACCGAGCCGCGCGAGAAGCCTGGCGCTGACCAAGCTGGACGAGGCACTGCTCTGGGCGAACGTGGGCATTGCGGAGGCCGGGCTCCAGCAGGGCTATACGGCTGTACCGCGGAACAGGGGCTTTGACTTTGACGATGCTTTGGCCACGAACGTGGATGGGCAGCAGGTGCGGGCAACACGGGCCGGGGATATTACGCTTGATGGGATGAAGATTGTCCCGCGGAGGGATGAGAATCATGCTGTGACCGCACAAAACGCTGCTCCGAGTGCTGAGGGAGATCTCGTTTTGCTGAAACCTGGTCAAGTGGCGATAGATGCGGGGAGGCTGGCCAAGCTGGTCGAGGAGAGTGCACAGAAAGAAGCGGCCATGGGGAAGGACGGCGCGCCCCACAATCTGGCCGAACTGGAACTTCTGGCGAGGGCTCAGAAGGACTGGTATTATGCCATGATGAGCTACATTATGGGTGGCTACAGCGATGCCGAGGAGGAATAAAAATGGAACAGAGAGATTTTATGACCCGCGCAAAGCAGCTGGTGGTGGACTACTTCAACAGTCATGTGGACGCGACCGACGGCAAGAAGTTGACGATGGAGGATGTGTTCATCGTATGGTTCTCGAAGACCTTGCAGAACTGGAAGGCGCTTGTAAGCACCACCGTATCCGATGGCATGTACTATGAGATCACCCACAACGGCGACAAGAAGGAGACCTACCTCGACGTGTACAAGAAGTGGGAGAACCAGTGCATTGCGGACGGAAACACCGCACATTGACGGAGGCGCAATATGGACAGCATCCTTGCAAGCGTAAAGAAGCTGCTGGGCATTGCCGAGGAGTGCACAGACTTTGATGCGGACATCATCATGTACATCAACATGGCGCTGTTTGCACTGGTGCAGATGGGCGTGGGGCCCGGCGAGGGGTACGCAATTTCCGGGAAAGAAAACGAATGGACGGAGTTCGTTGCCGACCCGGTGAAGGTGGAAGCGGTGAAGGCTTACGTGGCCGTGAAGGTACGGCTGCTGGGCTTTGACCCGCCCCAGAGCAGCACCACCATGGAAGCGCTGAAGAATACCGCCTCCGAGATGGAATGGCGGCTGAACGTGGAGCACGACAACACATGGGACGGACAGTAGCAGCGCGATGGGTGGAGCACTGGATGGAAACACCGGAGAAAAAGGACTGGTTCGGGCGGGTAACGCAGGATATCTGCAACGGATGCGCCCGACAGGGAACCGGTGAATGCCCGGAGGATATCCGATGCTTTTACACCCTGGACAAGCCCTTTTTCCGGCCCAAAACCTGAACGAGTGAAACGGAGCAAGACGAGGAACCAAAATGGCACTATCGAACACGGCCACGCCGATCTACTACGGCCGTTTTCGGGAGGCCGTGATGCGTGGCGAAATACCCGTATGCCGGGAGATTGCCATGGAGATGGAGCGGATCGACGACCTGATCGCCAACCCGGGCATCTACTATGACGACAAGGCGGTGAACGGCTTTATCTCCTTTTGCGAGGATGAGCTGACCCTGACCGACGGCACCGACGTGAAGCTGCTGGACAGTTTCAAGTTATGGGCCGAAGAGATCTTTGGGTGGTACTACTTTGTAGAGCGAAGCGTCTTTGTGCCGAACGAGCGCGGAGGCGGTGGACACTACGAGACCCGGCGGCTGAAAAAGCGGCTGGTGACAAAGCAATACCTCATCATTACCCGATCGGCCGCGAAGACTATGTATCTGGAGTTTTTGCAGGCGTACTTTCTGACGGCGTACACCACCACGACCCAGCAGCTGACCACCGCCCCGACCATGAAACAGGCCGAGGAGGTGCTGGCACCCTTCCGCACCGCATTGGCGCGGGCAAAGGGGCCGGTGTTCCAGTTTATGACCGAGGGCAGCCTGCAAAATACCACCGGCTCCAAGGCAGACCGGGTGAAGATGGCTTCCACCAAGAAGGGCATCGAGAACTTTTTGACCAACAGCCTGCTGGAAGTTCGCCCGATGACCATTGAGAAGCTGCAAGGACGGCGCGACACTGTGGCGACCGTGGACGAGTGGCTCTCCTGTGACATCCGGGAAGACCCCATTGGTGCCATTGAACAGGGCGCAGCCAAGAACGAGAATTATCTCATCGTGGCGGCTTCCTCCGAGGGCACGGTGCGCAACGGCTGCGGCGACGACATCAAAATGGAGTTGATGAGCATCCTGAAAGGGGAGTACGTCAACCCCCATGTGTCCATCTGGTACTACAAGCTGGACTCCATTGAGGAAGTAGGCCAGCCGGAGATGTGGCTGAAGGCCAACCCGAACCTGGGCAAGACCGTGAGCTACGAGACCTACCAGTTGGACGTGGAGCGTGCAGAGAAATCCCCCAGCGCCCGAAACGATATTCTGGCCAAGCGCTTCAACCTGCCTATGGAGGGCTACACCTATTTCTTCCCCTACGAGGAGACCCTGTGTCACAGGAAGAGAAGCTTCTGGCAGATGCCTTGTGCCATGGGCGCGGACCTTTCCATGGGCGACGACTTCTGCGCCTTTACCTTCCTGTTTCCGCTGTCCAACGGATATTTTGGGGTCAAGACGAGGGACTACATCACATCCTACACCCTCAGCCAGCTTCCGGCTTCGAGACGGCAGCAGTATGAGGAATTCATGCGGGAAGGGACCCTGTTCGTGTTTGACGGCACGGTCCTGGACATGATGCAGGTGTACGATGACCTGGACAACTTTATCATGGAGAACGAGTACGACGTACGGGCGTTTGGCTATGACCCCTACAACGCACAGGAATTCGTAAAGCGCTGGGGCGATGAAAACAGCACCTTTGGCGTTGTGAAAGTGATCCAGGGTGCAAAGACCGAAAGCGTGCCGCTGGGTGAGCTGAAAAAGCTGAGCGAACAGCGGAAGCTGCTGTTTGACGAACAGCTGATGCAATTTGCCATGGGCAACTGCATTACGCTGGTGGACACCAACGGCAACCGGAAGCTCTACAAACAGCGGCAGGATCAGAAGATCGATGCCGTGGCTGCCATGATGGACGCTTATGTGGCGTGGAAACAGAACCGGGATGCGTTTGAATAAAACGGAACCGCCAGCGTATCACGAAACAGAACGTAGTACGCTGGCGGTTTTTGTTTTTGCGCAGGAAATCCAAATAGAGGGTCAGTCATCGTCATCTGCGGAAGCCCAGTCAATATTTTTGGTGTGACAGGAGGGGCAGGTCCAATAGCCTTCCTCGTTATCGCCATCTTCCCATGGCGCTGTGTAAGGCGCATTGCGAAGATCACGGCCACAGTTGATGCAGTAGTTTTCCATAGAGATACTCCCTTCAGGTTTTCTTTACTTGATATGGTTGATCATGCGGATCTCGGAATGTCATATCCGGAGGAAGGTCTTCTCCGGTCTGCTCTTTGAACTCATCAATCTTCTCTTGAGACGGATGACAACCTTCATGGAGATGAACCATGATCAAGCCAAGCGAATGTATGATGGTTTCATAGTCGTCCGGATTACGAGGCGCATATTTCCGGTGATCAGGCTCTGATTCTTCTGGTTCGGAAAAACCCTTTGCAGATATGGAATTATCCTGTTCCGCATCTGCATCTATGGACAGCGAGTGATTCTGGTCTTCAGGCAATTCGTTCGTGGATTCCGTGAGTTGCGGAAGGGCAGCATTGTCATCCTTCAGGTTTAAATAAAATGTTCCTGCGGCAAGGGCAACGATACCTGCGATTCCAATTCCCTTAGTGAATCCGGGATGGGCTGTTCTGAAATCGTTCAGTTTTACTTTACTCTTCGCAATGGCATTGTACTCATTGAAGTCAGGATCCTGATCGTAGGGCACGATACTTTTTGTATGACAGTTCTCGCAGGTGACCGTGCGTGGCAGCCATCGCGGGACGGCCAATTCCTTACCGCAGTTCGGGCAATGACAAGTAAACATGGGCGGCAGCTCCTTTTGCTTCTATGCCTTGAGTATAGCATAAGTGCAGAAAAAGGCAATAAGAAACATGGAAAATCTGTCGAAAATTATAATAGGAGGATTTATGAACGACTGTACTTATAACGAAAAAGTAAAGAGGGCAATGAAGCTGTTGCCAACGCACGGTTGAAAGAATGAGGTGAGCAAAAATGAACGATTATTGGAACTATCTGGCGCATGGCGAGCTGGGAAAAGAGCGAAAGGGGCACAAATACTATGCCCGTGTTGCTGTTGGACGTAACAAATTGGGATTTACCCAGTATCGTTATTTCTACGATGCGCGAGAATATGGCGCGTACATGACTCGGCAGAAAAACAACCGGTATTCGCCTAAATTCGAGGGCAAAAAGAACACGACGTACTTTGTAACCGGAAAAGGAACATCGATGGTGGATGGTGGCACTGCTAACAAAGATATTCAGCGTGCAAAAGGACTTGGTGTCTATACCACTCACTATCTCTCTAACGAAAAAAGAACTCCGACCGGAGCCACCGCCACGAGCGAAGCCAAAACCGTGAAAGATCATCCGAATCTGCGGAAAGCGAAGCAACGCATCAAGACCGCTGTCGAAAAAGGCAAGAAATTTGTGTCGGGGTTGGTTACTCACAACACTAAAATCACAATGCTGCGAGATATGGATGGAAAGAGTACCAGGAAGTACGTTTCCGGAAAAAAGAAGGGCAAGAGCTTCATATCGAGCCTGTTCGGTGATAATCCTAAAATCACGATGCTGAAGGACATGGACGGAAAGAGCGTTAAGAAGTACATTGCCGGAAAGAAATGAGGTGATGAGACAAACATGCAGGTATACAAGGACGAGCTATACCACTGGGGCATCAAGGGCATGAAGTGGGGCGTGCGGCGGTACCAGAACAAGGATGGTACCCTGACGGCCGCAGGCAGGAAACACTATGCCGGGGACGGGAACGCCGGTGAGGATGCGCAGAAACCCAAGACAGAGTATGCTCCCAAGCGAACCGGAAAAAACGCGGAGGATTACTCCGACGAGGAGCTGCGGGCCCGGATCAACCGGCTGCAAATGGAAAGGCAGTACCGGGATCTTCAGGGGCAGACCAATATCCGGGCGGACGACCCCAACAAGGAACTGAAAGCCGAGAAAGAGCGGCTCCAGCTCCAGAAGGACGTGAAACAGCTGCGGAAGGACGTATACAGCGGGCAGAGCTTTGTGAAGACCGTAATGACGAATGCTTCCCAGCAGTTTTTGACCAAGGCCGCTTCCGGTGCTATGAGCTACGCAGCAAAACAGTTCATCACGAAGGAACTCAAGAACCCTGATCTGGCGAACGCCATTGTGAGCGGAAGCGCTGGCGGAAACCAGCAGAAGAAAGACGACGACAAGAAAGACAGTTAAGGTCTGGAGGAAATCAAAATGGCATCACAAACCTTTGGCTCCAGACTGAGACACGCCTGGAATGCGTTTTTGAACCGGGATCCCCCCGGAAGAAGCGGCGCAGGATACAGCTACCGGCCTGACCGGGTAAGGCTGAACCGAAGCAATGACCGGACGATCATGACGGCCATCAACACCCGCATTGCGATGGACGCTGCGGCAATTACCATCAATCATGTAAGGCTCGATGAAAACGGACGCTACGACGAAACCGTTGATTCGGGCCTTAATTCTTGCCTGAACCTTTCCGGCAACAAGGACCAGACGGGCCGGGCACTGCGATATGACATGTTCCTTTCCATGCTGGACGAGGGATGCATTGCGCTGGTGCCCATTGACGTGGACTACGACGGAAAGACCGGTAAGACCCGGATCGAATCCATGCGGGTGGGAAAGGTGCTGGAATGGTACCCGGACGACGTGCGGCTGGAAGTGTACAACGACCGGACCGGACGGAAAGAGGAGATCACCCTGCCGAAGACACAGGTGGCCCTGGTGGAGAACCCGTTCTATGCCGTGATGAACGAACCCAACGGTACGGTGCAGCGCCTGATCCGGAAGCTGAACCTAATGGACGTGATCGACGAGCAGGTGGGCAGCGGCAAGCTCGACCTGATCATCCAGCTGCCCTACGTTGTGAAGGGCGAGACCCGGAAGAAACAGGCCGAAGAACGGCGGGCACAGATCGAACAGCAGCTCGCCGGTTCCAAATACGGTATTGCCTACACCGATGGCACGGAGCATATCACGCAGCTGAACCGCAGCCTCGAAAACAACCTTCTGAAGACCGTGGAATACCTGACCAACATGGCATACAGCCAGTTGGGTATCACCCCGGAGATCATGAACGGTACTGCTTCCGATGCTGTGATGACCAACTATGAAAACCGCACCATCGAACCCATTGTGGCGGCTGCCGTGGACGAGATCCGGCGGAAGTTCCTGACCGAGGACGACCGGGCGAACCGGGAATCCGTGATGTACTTCCGTGACCCGTTCAAGCTGACCCCTGTTTCCGCCGTTGCCGAAATGGCCGACAAGTTTACCCGCAACGAGATCATGACCTCCAACGAGTTCCGGCAGGCCATTGGCATGAAACCCAGCAAGGACCCCAAGGCAGATGAACTGCGGAATGCAAACATCAGCCAGAGCAGTGAGGAAATTGCGGCGCAGAACAAAACGATCACGGCAGGGCGGGATGCCGTAGAGAGGAGTATTGCAAATCAAAATGGTTAATTTTGACTACGATTGCAGCGGCTGGGCGACGAAAGCGAACGTCCGGTGCTATGACGGGCTTGTGATCGCGCAGGATGCCTTTAAGGAGTGCAGCGGCAAGGTTGTGCCCATGGTGTACAACCACGACCACTCCAACGTGGACAACGTGATCGGCCACTGCCTGCTGGAGAACCGGCCCGGTGGTGTGTACTGCTATGCCAAATTCAACGACACTGACACCGGCAAGACCGCAAGACAGTGCGTGGAGAGTGGCGACCTGAGCGCCTTTTCCATTTTTGCCAACGGCCTGAAGAAGGTGGGCAGCACCGTGAAGCACGGCTTTATCCGGGAAGTGAGCCTGGTGCTGGCCGGATGCAACCCGGGTGCCCTGATCGACGAGGTGGTAAAGCACAGCGCCGATGAGGACTACGAGGGCGGCGAGGCCTTTATCTATAACGAGGACGGCCTGAGCCTGACCCACGGCATGGACCCCGAGGGTAACCCGCTGGAAGACCTTACACACAGTGCGGACAGCGGCGATGCCGTGACCGACGATAAAGCAACACAGGAGGAAGCCAAAATGGCGGACGAAAAGAACGAAGGCAAGACGCTCGAGCAGGTCTACAACAGCATGACCGACGAGCAGAAAGAGTGCTGCCACGCTCTGGTGGGCCTGGCCCTGGAAGAGCAGGAAGGCGGCGACAACGATGACGGTGAGGAGGACGATACCGTGAAGCAGAATGTTTTCGACAAGGATACCAACGCAACTGTGCTGAAGCACAGCATCGAAGAGATCAACAACGTGGTCAAGACCGCAAAGAGCCACGGCACCATGAAGGCTGCCTTTGAGGATGCCGGCATGGACAGTGACGAGCTGGCCCACAGCATCGACAACATCGACTGGCTGTTCCCTGAGGATCACCTGCTGGATACCACGCCCCGCATCATCGACAAGCCCGACGACTGGGTGAGCGTGGTCATGGGCGCTGTGCACCACATTCCCTTCAGCCGGTTCAAGAGCATGTTTGCTGACCTGACCGAGGAGGATGCCCGCGCCAAGGGTTACATCAAGGGCAACTTCAAGAAGGAAGAGGTCTTTGGCCTGCTGCGCCGCTCCACCAGCCCCACCACCGTGTACAAGAAGCAGAAGCTGGACCGCGACGACGTGATCGACATTACCAGCTTTGACGTTGTGGCATGGCTGAAGCAGGAGATGCGCCTGAAGCTGAACCGTGAGCTGGCGCTGGCTTACCTGCTGGGCGACGGCCGTCTGGCTGCTTCTGAGGACAAGATCGACGAGAACTGCATCCGTCCTGTGTTCAACGACAGCGACCTGTTTACCATCAAGGTCCAGTGCAAGACCACCGGCCTGACCACCGTGGAGGACAAGTACAAGGCCCTGATCAAGCAGATCCTGCGCAGCCGCAAGGAGTACCGCGGCTCCGGCACCCCCACCCTGTTCACCACCGAGGACGCTCTGACCGAGATGCTCCTGCTGGAGGACGGCATCGGCCACCCGCTGTATGCTGACGAGGCTGCTCTGGCCCGCAAGCTGCGTGTGAAGAACATTGTGACCATCCCCGAGATGGAGGGCCGCAAGGGTGCCAAGGGCGGTGACCTGGTCTGCCTGATCGTGAACCTGGCCGACTACACCGTGGGCGCAGACAAGGGCGGCGCTGTTTCCATGTTCGACGACTTCGACATCGACTTCAACGCCCAGAAGTACCTGATCGAGACCCGCTGCTCCGGCGCTCTGACCACCCCGTTCAGCGCCATGGCTGTTGAGTGGGCTGCTTAAAGAGAAAGGATATGAATATGCTGAACACCATCTACGAGACCGGTTATGACCTGCACGTGGCAAACTACGTTGCCTACCTGCATACCGACAAGAAGCTGTACGAGGACGAGGCCCACAAGGTTCAGGCCAAGAAGGCTGACGTGGAGAAGGCCTTTAAGCTGGGCCGTCTGATCGTGGTGGCTGCCGACAAGACCTACCTGCCTGTGGCCCTGATGGCTGCCGGTGTGGTTGTGACCGACGGCACCACCGCCACCACCTGCACCATGGCTGCGGACGAGGCCTGATCTTTTCAGGGTTAAAGGTTAGCCACGACAAATCAAAATGGAGTGAGAAGAGATGAGATACTGCGGGAAGCTGGGATTTGCAGATGAGGTGGAGGAGACCGCCCCCAGCGTATTTACCGAGAAGATGACGGAACGCACCTATTACGGGGACGTGCTGGAGTTTGGACGGCAGATGCAGGTGGGGGGCAAGGTGAACCCCGACATCACGGTTGGAAACCAGTTGAGCATTCTGGCTGACCCGTTTGCGAACGACCATCTCTACGATCTCCGGTATGCGGTGTTTATGGGACAGAAATGGCAGGTGACCGGCGTGAAGGTACAATACCCGCGCCTGATCCTGACCTTGGGAGGGCTCTGGAATGGAAGCACGGCTGAAGGTTGACACGCTCCTGCGCGAAGTGCTGAAGGAGAACGGAAAGTCGATCCACCTCTATTATCAGCCGAAAGCGGGATTCCAGCTCCAATATCCCTGCATCGTGTACAGCGAAACCAGGATCCGGAACAACCATGCAAACAACAGGGTGTACATCCAGCATCCGTTCTACACGGTGACCGTGATGGACAAAGACCCTGACAGCAAGATCAAAGCGGCCGTAAGTGTGTTGCCGAAATGCACCTACGACCGCTCTTTTGTTTCGGACGGACTATACCACACCGTTTTTACAATCTACATCTAAGGAGGAACTATATGTCCAGACTGATTTGGGACGCGGTCGGCGAAAAGTTTTACGAGATGGGCACCAAGCTGGGTGTCCTGTATCCCATGAACAACACCGGCACTTACGACAAGGGCGTGGCCTGGAATGGCCTGACCGCCGTGACCGAGAGCCCCTCCGGCGCTGAGGAGACCAAGCTCTACGCTGACGACATCAAGTATGCTTCTCTGCGCTCTGCTGAGGAGTACGGCTACACCATCGAAGCCTACACCTACCCCACCGAGTGGGAGCCCTGCGACGGTTCCGCACAGGTTGCAACGGGTGTTTCCATCGGCCAGCAGAAGCGTCAGGGCTTTGGTTTCAGCTGGGTGACCACCGTGGGCAACGACGTTGACGACGAGGTGGGCCAGAAGATCCACATTGCGTGGAACAGCACCGCTTCTCCCAGCGAGAAGAGCTACGCCACCATCAACGACAACCCCGATGCCATCACCTTCAGCTGGGAGTGCACCACCTCCCCCGTGAACGTGACCGGCCACCGCCCCACCAGCCACATGGAGATCGACTGCTCCAAGCTGAAGCCTGCCACCGTGAAGGCCATTCAGGACAAGCTCTGGGGCACCGAGACTGCTGAGGCGACCCTGCCTTCCCCCGACGAGCTGATCAAGCTGATCACCGACAGCGAGGGCCAGGTGTAAGAAGCCAGGCATCAATGAACACGATAAAGGAGAAGAAAAATGCTGAAAAAGACGATGACCACCGTGGACTTTGGCGGTACTGAGCGGACGGAAGACTACTACTTCAATCTGACCCGTGCCGAGATCATGGAGATGGAGCTGACCACCGAGGGCGGCCTTGTGCAGATGATCAACCGCATCACTGCCGCCCAGAGCCAGCTGGAGCTTGCCAAGCTGTTCAAGCAGATCATCTGCAAGAGCTACGGTGTGTTGAGCCCGGACGGCCGGAAGTTCATCAAGAACGATGCGGTGCTGGCGGACTTTATGTCCACCCAGGCCTACAGTGACCTGTACTACAAGCTGGCCTCCAACGGCGAGGCAGCGGCTGCATTCTTTGAGGGCATCCTGCCGGAGGACATGAAGGAGGAGACCAAGAAGGCCGCCCCTGTGAACGCACAGCCCGGCCTGAAGGTGCTGGAAGCCCCCGTGAAGGGCACTGAGGAGCAGTAACATGCCCCTCTTACCGCTCCGTCCGCCAAAGGTCGGCGCGTCGCAGAGCTCCCCAAAGAGGCGAGCTCTGTTTAGAAGAACATTCAAAATGGAGCGTGCTCTGAGAAGGGCACCTCAATGAACACATACCAGGGAGAGAAAGCAAATGATGACGCTTACGATACCAGGACAACAGCGGTGGAACGAAAAGACAGAGGAATTTGTCTACACGCCTGCCGTGGTCCTGAAGCTGGAACATTCACTGCTCTCCCTGGCTCATTGGGAAAGCAACTGGAACATCCCGTTCCTGAGCAATCTGGACAAGCTGACCGTGGAGCAGTGGCTGGACTACATCCGCTGCATGACGGTGACCAAGGGGGTAGACCCCGAAGTGTACGCCAGACTGACCCGGGAACAGTACCGTTCCATTAACGAATATATGGAAGCTCCCATGACCGCAACATGGTTCAGCGGGGAGCCGAGACCCAACGAACGAAAGACCGCAGGAAAGCCCCGGCCAAAACGACCGCCTCGGAAAAGCGGGACCGAGACCACGGCTGAGGTGCTGTACTGCCAGATGTTCAGCTTTGGCATTCCGAAAGAGTGCGAGAAGTGGCATTTGAACCGATTGTTGACTCTGATCCGGGTATGCCAGGAGAGCCAGGCACCGGCGAAGAAGATGAGCAAGGGCGACCGGATGGCCCAGCAGCGGATGCTGAACGAGCAGAGAAAGGCCCGGCTGAAGACGAGAGGGTAAGATGCCAAAAGTAATTGTCTTTCGCCAGAAGGGCGACTGGAAGAAGAGCCGGAAATTTTTGAAGCGATGCTCGAACCTGAGCCTGGATGAGCTGCTGGACCGATACGGACAGGAGGGTGTGGAGGCCCTTGCGAAGGCGACCCCGAAGGACACGGGAAAGACGGCGGCAAGCTGGAGCTACACGGTGACCAAGGGAAAAGAGAGCATCGCCATTACATGGAGAAACTCCAACATCGTGGACGGTGTGCCCATTGCGGTGATCCTGCAATACGGACACGGCACACGAAACGGAGGATACGTAGAGGGCGTGGATTATATCAACCCTGCGATGCGGCCCATTTTTGAGCGGATCGCAGCACGGGCATGGGGCGAGGTGAGGACAGAATGAGCCAGGAAGTAGACAGCCGCGTTGTTGAAATGCGGTTTGACAACGCAAATTTTGAGAAAAATACCAAACAGACCATCTCGACCATTGACCGGCTGATGGAGAAGCTCCAGTTTAAGGGAGCGGAAAAGGGCTTTGAGAAGCTGGACGCAGCCGCGGAGAATGTGGACTTTGCCACCATGCAGACGAGCCTTGACCGGCTGGAATCCAAGTTCTCGAGCCTGAACATCGTGGCCACCACGGCGCTGGTGAACATCACCAACAAATTTGTGGACGCGGGCGAGAAGCTGGTCAAGAGCCTGTCCATCGATCAGGTGGCCAGCGGCTGGGACAAGTACACCGAAAAGACCTCCAACGTTCAGACCATCATGAACGCCACGGGCAAGAGCATCGATCAGGTGAACGGTTACCTGAACAAGCTGATGTGGTACTCTGACGAGACCAGTTACAGCTTCAGCGAGATGACCAGTGCCCTTTCCCAGATGACGGCTGCGGGCGGCAACATCGACAAGATGATCCCCATGATCATGGGCATTGCCAACGCCACCGCAGACGCGGGCAAGACGGGCTTTGCGTTCCAGAGCACCATCCGGAACCTGACCCAGAGCTACAGCGCCGGACATTTGCAGCTTCAGGACTGGAAGAGCCTGAACCTGATGGGTACGGCCACCAAGGCCCTGAAGCAGGAGCTCATTGACACAGCGGTGGAGCTTGGCACCCTGAAAAAGGGCGAGGTGACCATTGGCACCTTTGAGAGCTCCCTTTCCAAAAAGTGGGCCAACACAAAGGTCATGGAAAAGACCTTTGAGAAGTACGCCTCCATGATGGAAGCGGCCTACGAGATGACCCAGAAGAACAAGGGCATGACCAGCTCCGAGGCCCTTGAAAAGCTGAGCGGTCAATACGGCGAGCTGGCAGAACGTGCGGCTCTCGCCGCCCAGCAGGCAACCAGTTTTGGACAGGCCATTGATTCCACCAAGGACGCGGTCAGCTCAAAATGGATGGCTGTCTTCGAGACCTTCTTTGGCAACAAGGAAGAAGCCACCGAGACCTGGACAGAGCTTTCGGATCGGCTGTACGACATTTTTGTGCCCAGCATCGACGGGCTGAACGAACGGCTGAAGGACGGACTGAACAGCGGATGGGCACAGCTGCAAGGCAGGCTGGGGGACCAGGCAGATGCCTACAGCTACACCCTCCAGCAGGTGGCACTGGCCAGCGGTGCTGTGACCGAGGACCAGATCACCGAAGCGGGCAGTTTTACTAAGGCATTGCAGCAGAACGGCGTAAGTGCCCAGCTGCTGAAAGCAAGCCTTGACGAAGCACAGACCAGTGCCGAAAAGCTGCTGACCCTGAGCGACAAGGAGATGGCCGCAAAGCACTATGACCGGGAGACCATCCAGCGGGATGCGGAAGCCTTTGCGAAGCTGAACGCCGAGATTCAAAATGGAACCCTGGATCTGGACGAGTACGCCAAGAAGATCGGCGAGCTTTCCGGCAGAGAGCATCTGGTGCAGAGCTTCTGGAACATCATGGATGCCATTGGCAAAGTGGTGGCCCCTGTGAAGGAGGCGTTCAGTGAGATCTTCCCGCCCGCAGACGGAGAGCGCATTTACAGCTTTGCCGAACGGCTCGACCTGATGACCCAGAAGCTCATCATCACCGACCAGACCGCAGAGAAGATCAAGAAGACTTTCAAGGGCCTGTTCACGGTGCTGAAAGGCGTTACCACGATCCTGAGCAAGATCGGCGCTGTGGCAAAGGAAGCATTTTCGCTGCTGGCGAACGCTGCGAAGCCTGTGGCACAGGTGATGCTGAGCGTGGGAGCCGGGCTGGGGGATTTCCTTGAGACGATCTATAAAGTTGCCACCGGAAGCGGCACCCTGCGGGAGAAGCTGGGCGGCATCAAGACGGCGCTGACGAAGCTCCTGAGCCCCGTGGATGCACTGGGCAGCATGCTGAAGAACACGAAGATCGCGCAGTACATCGACACCTTCCTGGAAAAGGGAGAGAAGAGCACCGGCCTGCTGGGCACCTTATACTCCGTGGGCAGGCGGGCCTTTGACGGACTGAGCGCCGTGATCCAGACCGCAGCAAGCGGAGGCATTGGCATCCTGGGCGCGCTGGGCATGGCAATCTCGACCCTGCTCTCCAAACTGGGCGGCCTTGGCGAGAACGCGGTGCAGGTGCTGGGGCTGACAAAGCCGAATCTGGAGGACTTCCAGCAGAATCTCATCGACATGCCGAAGAACCTGAGCAAATCCATGAGTGAGTTTGCTTCCAGCTTTCAGCGCAGCATGAACAAGATCAACGGCTCGGTGGGGGATGCCTTTGCCCCGGTGAAACAGTTCTTTACCGCTGTGAAAGAGGGCTTTGATGCCATCAGCGGGACGGACGTTTACCGGTTTATGAGCCTGATCGACGTGGGACTGCTGGCGTTCAGCATCGGGCAGATGGCAAAAGCCACCAAGAGCCTGAAAACAATGCTGGAGACCCCGTTGACCGGAATGCTCAACTCCATCTCCGGCACCTTTAAGCAGCTGACCAGCGCGATCAAGACCTGGCAGAAGAACGAGAGCACCAAGACCCTGACCGGCATGGCCACCGCGATCCTGATCCTGGCCGGTGCCATGTACGTGATGAGCCGGATCAACCCCGACAGGTTCACGGAGATTGCCATTACGGTCTTTGGCTTCGTGACCCTGCTGACGATCTCGGCAAAGCTGCTGGAGCCTACCACCAAGCGGTTCACGAAAGCATTTGACAGCCTGAAAGCCAGCGCCCTGAACGCAGCAACCCTGTGGGGCACTGCTGCGGCGCTGATCGGACTGGGCATTGCCATTGGCTCCATTACCAAGGGACTCTCCCGGATCATGGAGGTCCTGCAGAAGGGCGACATTGCAGCAAATGCCGCAGCGCTGGCCGTTGTGACCGCGTCCATCGTTGCCATGATGCTGGCGATGCGTCAGCTCTCTCTGGCGCTGGTGGTGGGCGAGAAGGCCATGAACCACAAAGTGATCCTTTCAACGGCAGTGGAGCTGGTGGCGCTGAGCAGTGCCATCAAGGTGCTTTCCACCGCTCTGAAGCCCCTGAGTGAGATCAAGTTCACCAGCCTGGTAAAAGCCGGTATGGCGGTGGTTTCGCTGGGCGGACTGCTGACCACCATGGCCACGGCTCTGGCTGCGGTGAACAAGGTGATCGGCCCTACCGGATTTCAAAATGGAGCCGCAATCGCAGCCATGGCTGGCGGCATCTGGATCGCAGCACAGGCCGTGAGCAGTCTGGCGAACATTCAGCTTGTCCGGCTGGATGCGGCCATGACCAGCATCAAGACCCTGATGCTCCTGATGACCACCATGTCGGCCTTTTCGTCTAAGACGAAGTTCGGCTCAGGCGCGGCCATCCTGGTGATGTCTACCTCCCTCATCGTACTGGCAGGAGCTGTGGGACTGTTTGCCGTGATGGGGGATGCGGCCATCGATGGGCTGATCAAGGTTGCAGCTGGATTGACCGCTCTGACGATCGCATCCAGCATGTCCACAGGTGGCGTGAGTTCCGGCGCAGGAATCCTGCTGACGGCAAGTGCATTATATGTTCTGGCTGCGGCGGTAGAGAAATTTGCGGCATTGGACATTGGTGAGCTTTTACGGGGCGGGATTTCTGCATTGCTCGGACTTGGAAGTCTGGTTGGCGGGCTAGTCGTATTCACAAAATTCGGCGTTGCTTCCGCACTGGATGGCCTTGGCTCCGCTATGCTCAAGATGAGCGCGGCGCTGCTGATCCTGGCCCCTGCCATTAAACTGCTGGGCGATGCCGACCCGGAAACTGTCGGGCAGGCGTTACAGGTATTTCTGGACGGAATGCTCATCACCATGCTGGGCGGTGCTCTTCTGACAGCAATGCCTCAGCTGGCGGTTGGATTGGAACTGCTGGCAAAAGCATTCTGGAACTTCGCAAAGTCGCTGGGCGTGATCGCGCTGGCGACTGCGGCGATGGGTGTTCTTTCCATGTTTGCAGGACCGATCTGTCAAGCCATCATCAACGCCGCCCCGGACATTCAGGAAGCACTGACCACCGTGGTGACGATGCTCTGCGAGGTGATCAAGAACTGCGCCGGGCCTATTGTGGAAGCATTTGACGCGCTGGTCCGTGCCGTGATCCCGGAGTGCTGGCAGCTGGCGAAAGACGGCCTGAGTTTCCTTGGCGTTCCGGAGACATGGAGCGAACTGTTCAGCGGCATCGGAAATGCCATGAAGGATGCGGCACTGGGCATCTTTGACTGGTTCGGCGAGATCTTTGAGGACGACCGGCCGGTTGGCATGGCGGTCAACGGCATCAAATCGCTGGGCGGAAAGATCGTTGATGCGTTCAAATCGTTCTTTGGCATTGCGTCGCCTTCCAAGGTGATGGCCGAGAACGGCGAATATGTCATGCTGGGCGTTGTGGAAGGCCTGCAAAACCAGAGCATTCTGGCGCGGGCAAAAGCGGCCATGCACAGCGCTGCCGCCGCCATCCGGAATGTCTTCACCACCTTCTGGGGCATCCATTCGCCCAGTGACGTTGCAGCCAGCGACGCGGAGAACATCCTTGAGGGTGCGATCCTGGGCATTGGTGACAAGACGAAACAGGACGAGCTGCGGAACAGCGCTTACAATGCGGCCCTTGCAGTAAAAGACGGTGCAACCACCGCTCTGGATGAGGCGACCATTGCCGTACAGAACAGCATGGTTGGGCTGTACAACGCCATGAAGATGGATTCGCTCCATTTGGGCAACCCCGTTTATCAACATGGACTGAAGGGCGCACAGAATGCAGCAAAGCAGGCGGCGCAGGATACTGTACCGATCCCCTCCAACAGCGGCATCAAGAAGCCCGGTAACAAGACCCCCTCTACCGTGGAGGAGATCAAGAATGCTGTGGACAGCACATGGGGCAAGATGAACCCCTTTGGCGCACTGACCGACTACTACCAGAACGCCGTGGATGATGCACTGGACGGAGCGGGCGGCGGCACCACCAAGTCCAAAGCCTCCAAGACCGGCAAGTCACTGGCAGACACGCTGGCAAGTGCATTCGCCGACAAGCTGAAGGCCAACAAGACCGAGATGTCCAACGCCACCGGCGAATACGCGCTGTGGGAAGTGACGGGCGGCGACACGGCCACGGTGGAAGAGCTCATCACCAAAAAGACCGAGAGCCTGACAAGGGAGATCGAGCTCCAGACCAAACGGGTGGCCATTGCAAAAGAGCAGTACGACACCCTGCTGGCCAAGGTGGGCGCAAACAACAGCAAGACCAAGGACGCTTACGGCACCCTGCTGAGCGAACAGAAGACCCTTGCGGAGCTTCAGAGAAGCAAGCAGGACAGCATCCTGAAGGTCATTCAGGAGCGGTACGAGACCGATGCCAAGACCGCGGAGGACGAATACGAGCTTTGGAGCGCCCTGTACGAGGACAGCGCCGAGGTGACCGAGAAGTCCAACAAGAAGATCGACTACATCAACCGGAAGATCAAGAACCAGGCGGAGATCCTGCTGGCCACCGAGAAGGACTATATCGCCATCAAAAACGAGTTCGGCGAGGCAAGCCAGAAGACCCAGGCGGCCTACCAGCAGTATCTGGAGGCACAGACCGAACAGCAGAAGCTCATCAACGAGCTGAATCAGGCCCAGCTGGATGCCTACGACAGCAAGGTCTCCTACCTGGAAAAGCAGGAGAAGCTGGTGACCAACCGGCAGAACATGCTGGCCAAGCTCTACGGCGACGGGGACCTTGCGGGCCGGGAGGATGCTTACAAGGCTGCGGTGGAACAATACGGAGCCGACAGCGTCCAGGCACGGAAAGCCGCCACCCAGGGCACCATGACCGCCATCATTGGCGTGGGTACGGCACTGGACAGCATGAGCTACAGCCTGAAGAAAGTGACGAACAAGCAGCTGAAGTACGACGAGGCTGTGAAGAAGTTTGGCAAGAACAGCGAGACCGCACTGGACGCACTGGCAGACCTGCAAAGCGAACAATACAACTTTGTGGGCTTTGCGGAAAATCTGGCGGATGCCTTTGAGCTGGACGACTCCGGCAAGCGGATGATGATGCAGCTGGGCTATTCCATCTCGAAGAACTGGCGGCCCATTCAGGAGGGCTTCAACAGCGTCTGGGCACAGGTGCAGAAGAGCGCCCCGGAAATGGCCTCGAAGCTCAGCAGAGCCTTTGGCGTGGCCACCAAGGACGGCGTGACCGAAGTGATCACCGACCTCTTTGGTACCATTACCGCCCTTGTGAGCGGTGACTGGGGCGGGGCGGTGACCGGCGGCATTACCACCGTGCTGGACTTTATGGGCACGGAATTCGGCCGCCTGCTGATGAGCAAGGGCATGAACGCTCTGCTGGGACTGCCAAAAGCCTTCAGTGCGCTGGCGCAAGGCGGCGGTACCCTGAAGGTGATGGGACAGGTGGTCAAGGTGACCGGCGTGACCGAGAACCTTGGCAGCATCCTGGGCAACATGAGCGGCCTGCTGGGTTCTGCCACGGGCGGCACGGGACTGCTGGGAGAAGCACTGGGCGGCCTTGGCAGCATCGGCGAGATGATCACCGGCTCCGGCGGCTTACTGGGCGGTCTGGGAGAACTGGGCGGCACTCTGGTGAGCGTGCTGGGCTCCATTGGTCCCGAAGGCTGGCTCATTGGCGCGGCCATTGCGGGCGGTGGACTGCTGATCGCCAACTGGGACAAGATCGGTGATTTCTTCAGCGGGTTCTTTGACTGGCTGGGAAATGCCTTCTCGCACCTGTGGGACTGGATCAGCAACGGCTTCAAGGGCCTGGTGGACGTGGGCGGAAACCTGATCTCCGGCCTGTGGCAGGGCATTACCGGTGCGGCGGGTGCGGTGTGGGACGGCATCTGCAACTTCGGCAGTGCTGTGGTGGACGGATTCTGTGACTTCTTTGGGATCCATTCCCCCAGCCGTGTGATGGCGGGCATTGGCGAATATCTGAGCCTGGGTTTGGCGCAGGGCATCACCGACGAGACCGGCTCCGTGGTGCAGGGCGTACAGGATGTGAGCGACACGGCCCTTTCCACCATGATGGATCTGGCCCAGCGGGTGGGCGACATTGCCAGCGACGACTTTGAGTATGAACCCAGCATCCAGCCCGTAGTGGACATGAGCGACGTTCAAAATGGAGTGGACTGGCTGAACGACACCCTGTTCCAGAACGGCACGGTCGCCCTGAACGCAGAGCGCACCGCAGGCCTTGCAGCCAACGTGGTGCGCAGAGCCGAGGTGACCAAGTCTCAGCAGGAAGAGGCCAACAAGGCTGACCAGAAGGCCAACCCCAACGCCGACATCGTTTCGAGCGTGGAGGCACTGGGCGAGCACATCGACAGCATTGCCCGGGCCGTGGCCAACATGAAGGTCCAGATGAACGGTCGGAAACTGGTGGGCGAGATCATCAACGACGTGGACGAAGGCTTAGGAAAAATTTCGGGAAGGAGAAAGTAAATGGCTGATCAGGGTTCACTGAACACCTCCATTGCTTCGACCATCCCGAGCTATGCAGGTGTCATCTTTCAGGTGACGGATGCGGATGGTGTGTTACAGGAGTACAGCACGAGAGACTTCAACCTGATCCCCCTGAATCCCATCCACATCCAGGCTTTCGAGGAAAAATACGAGACCGTGGAGTTCCCGCCCTATCACGGCAGTCCCGAAAAGACTCCGCTGAAAAAGCGGACCTTCAAGAACTCGACCGGGACCTGGGATTTTTACTATGTCGCGGATGGCTCGCCCCATTCCAGCTGGGATGATTACGGGCGAAACGCCGTGGACGAGGTGCGGGAGCGCTGCGGCATCCCGGACAAAACAAGACTAAGTATCCAGCTTTACCCCGACTGGTCAAGCCGGGAGGGAGACTGGACGAGCACCTATTTCCGCCTGATGCGCATCTTGCAGGGGCGGACATGTACGGTCTCGCTGGAACTTGGCGGGACTATTTTTACTGCCGCAAAGACCAAGACCTACAAGGGCCGGTGCTGGGTGAGCAACGTGAAAAACGGCAACGATGGCCGGGTGACGCTGACGATCTCCTATGATCTCCAGCCGCCCGATGATCTGCTGAGTTAGAAACCCTTACATTATTATAAAGGAGGAGCCAGAATGTACCATTCGATCACGATCGGAGACAAGAACACCTGGGACGACTGGAAAATGATCCCATCGTCCCGGCCGGTGGTGGCTCCTCCTGTGGAAAAGGTCATCTCGGTGGATGTCCCGGGACGAGATGGCACGACCTATCTATCCAACAGCTTAACAGGCTACCCTGTATTCAAGAGCAGGGAAGGCACCTGGGACTTTTATCTTGACACCGATGCGTGGAGGGGAAGCAACCTTTCCAGCCCCATCGGTGCAGGAGCGCTGGATCATCTCTCCTGTATGCTGCACAAGGGCAATGCTACGCCCGGACAGGTGCGTGTGCGATTGGAGGATGACCCGGCGTTCTTTTATTTGGGAAGGATCTGGATGGACGGAGGCATCAAACAGCAGAATGGGCACTCGCTCATCACGCTGGGATACACTTTATATCCATTCAAGTTTTTATATGAGAGCATCCGGGAGGACTGGCTCTGGGATGACTTCGGGTTTGAGACCGACCTGGCCCTGCCGTACTGCAAAGACCTTGCCATCAAGGCGGGGGAGACGCTCAAGTTCCCGATGCCGCCCAGCGAGAAGCCGAGCCTGATCCAGGTGGAGCGAAGCGGGGCAAGCGGCGGGACCCTGACGGCAACGCTGCGGAAGAGCCGGAGTTGGCCTTACGACGAGGCAAAGCGGCTGGGACTGAAAAACACGGCCACCTCGGTGAGCCTGACCAGCAACACGAGGGCTGACCTTGGCATCGTGGACAACGACCTGCGGTATGACGTATATGAAGTGGTGCTGACAGCAACGACCGCCATGACCGTGGGGCTCTACTATCAACCGGCGTATCTGTAAACTCCCCTAGTAGTGGAGCCCTTGGCAGTGCGGTAACTTTGGACTGGACGAAGGACATTTTACGAAATTTCAAAATGGATGCAGAGAGGAGGGAGGAGCTATCGGATACAAAGTATATGCTGGTGCCATTGAGAAAACGACCGGCACCTTTGGCGGCGTGAGCGCCCTGGGCTACCGCTGGGCGAGCAAGGAGTGCATCTTCGATTCCCAGGGTGACGCGGTGGAAGGACAAGTCTCGAACCGGTTCCTGGAAGAACCCATCCTTAACCTGGCCAAAAATGAATTCGGAAACTTTGAGGCGACAATCCCCTACCAGTTGAACTCGGCCATCGGCCAATACACGAACCCTATCTACAAGACACTGAAATTCCAGAAAACCTGGATGGAGGTGCGGGAGGATGACGTTCCGATCTGGCTTGGGTATGTGACCGAGACCGAAAAACAGTTTGACCTGAGTTACAGAGTATATGTGACGGGTGTATTGGGACAACTGCAAAACTACACTCCGAAAATAGACGGCGGGACGTACTTCTTGACTGCCAAGAGCGACGGCACTGTACCAACCGACAGCCTGTTCTACAAGTCCGTTGCGGCGCTCAAGGACTACTATCAGGGGCCGTACGGGACGTTCGGCATCGGAAAGGTGACCATCCAGCTGGGAAACACCATCGACACCACGAACCAGGGCACGCTGTTCCTGAGCCAGTGGAACCTGCTGCAAACCTACCTGCTGGACGAGTATGATGGGTACCTGCGCACCCGCATCGTGCAGGCGGACAACGGTTCAGATGTCTGGCGCATTTACGTTGACTACCTGTTGGACACTGATGAAAAAACGACCCAGGCCATCGAGTTTGGCGTGAACCTGCTGGATTTCAGTTACCTCGAACAGATGGCAAGCGACATCGTGACGAGAGTGACAGCTTACGGCACCCAGACGACCACCAGCGGCTGGTGGATCTTCAAGACGACCACCGTGAGCGCGATCTCGGAAACAGTGCGGGACGAGGCGGCAGAAGCAAAGTACGGTATCATCGAGAAGTGCATCCAGGTGGATGGCAATGTTACCAGCGCTGACCTGAAGAAAAAAGCGCAGGAAGAACTAGACAATTACCGCCAGAGCGTGGAGCCCGTGATGACCCTGACGGCCTACGACCGGAGAGACGGTGGCGAGGATGTACAGCGGCTGGGGTTCCTGAAGAAAACCAGGATCATCTCGAGCCCCCATGAGCTGGACCAGTGGCTGGTATGTGTGAAGCTGACCTTACCGCTGGATTCGCTGGACAACAAGGTGTTCAGCTTTGGCCTGACCCCGGAAAAGCTGACGAAACAGCAGCAGGTGGAGGCAGTCAAGGAAAAGATCCAGAGCGTGATGGACGCTATCATCAGCTTCCTGAACCAGTGGCTGGGACTGAACCAGAGCTGAAACTTCAAAATGGAGTGACCAGAAGGAGGTAAAACGGAATCAGATGGACTTTGACAAGATCATTACAGGCATCCGAAAGGCGCTGTACGGACGAGAAGTCCGAGAGTACATCGCCAGTGCCATCGAGTGGGTGAAAAGCGCCATCACGGATGCACTGGCGAAGATGAAGGAGCTGCTGAAACAGGCCGAAGCGGCACGGGATGCGGCAAAGGCAAGCGCGGACAAATCGGCTGCCAGTGCCACGGACTCGGCCAATTCGGCGGCGGCATCGAAGAGGAGCGCGGATGCAAGCGCAAAATCGGCAACGGCTTCCGCAAATAGCGCCAGTGAATCAGCAGGATATGCAAACGATTCCGCAAACAGCGCCAGTGAATCAGCAGGATATGCAAAGAATTCTGCTGCGAGTGCGGCGGAATCCAAGGCAAGCGCTAAGGATTCGGCCAATGCGGCCATGAAGGCATTGCAGGAAGCGGCGGATTCGGGTGCGTTCAAGGGGGATAAGGGAGACACTGGGCCGCAGGGGCCGCAAGGGCCCACCGGGGTAACAGGACCCAGAGGTGCCCAAGGCGCTACTGGCCCACAGGGACCGCAAGGGCCCACCGGGGCAACAGGGCCCAGAGGCGCTACCGGCCCACAGGGTCCACAGGGGCCGCAAGGGCCCACCGGGGCAACAGGGCCCACCGGAGCGAGTGGCGTTGCATCAAGTGGCAGTAACTGGGTGCGCTTTCCAGATGGAACACAGATCTGTTGGTATTCCATCCAGTCAAACGGAGGGTCTTTTACATGGTCATTTCCGGTGGCATTTTCTAATACGGGATATTCTGTTGCTAGTTGCTGTTCCACAGTACTTGTGCCTTCTTGTACGAGCAGAGGAACGACATCATGCACACTAAATGGAGTAAATGGGGCAACATGTTATTACATTGCTGTTGGCCGCTGGTGGTGAGGTGAACGTAAATGGAAATTAAACCCGGAACAAAAATCCTGAAGCCGGTTATCACGCAGGAAGAGTGCGATGCCTATTCTGCCGTTGTGGATGCCATTACCGCCCACAATGCAGCGGCAGCCGTGGGCGAGGCCCTGTGGAGCATGGACGACCAGCCTGAGGCCTATGTTGTGGCGGAGGCCGGCACGCAGCCAGACCCTGCCGATGCACCGAAGCCGACCCCTACATGGGAGGAGCGGCTTGCAGCGATGGAGAGCGCCCAAACCGACACCGACAGCCTGGTGGTGGATCAGGAGTACCGGTTGACCATGCTGGAACTGGGGGTTACGCCGGAGGCATAAGAGTCGGGTCAGCCCATTTGTATCGTTTCGCTTATTGGCCCACTGAAAAGGAATGCTGATGAGCGATTTTTTACATTAAGATGGCTCATGCAGAACGTGAGCAGAAAGGAATCAAAATGGAACTCTACAACACCTGTGCACGCCTGATCGAACGCGGCAAGACCAACGGGATGCAGCGGAAGCTGGATATCTTCTTTGCCAACGACCGCCTGACCGAAGAGGAGTACGAAAAGCTGTGCACCCAGCTGGCTGAGAAACTGAAGGAGCAGGGCAATGCTTGATGTCATCGACGTTTCCCGCTGGCAGGGAGCCATTGACTGGAAAAAAGTCAAGGCCAGCGGAAAAATAGGTGGCGTGATGATTCGTGCAGTTTCCACCAAGAGCGGGCAGCTCTATGTCGATCCATGCTTTGAAGCGAACTATGCCGGGGCCAAATCTGTGGGTTTGCCAGTTGGCGTATATGCTTACACCGTTGCGGTAACGGAAGGCATGGCAAAGAAGGAGCTGAACCTGCTCAAGACCTGCCTGGAAGGAAAGAGCTTTGAGCTGCCCATTGCTATGGACGTGGAGGACCCCCGTCTGAAAAGTCTGCCCGCAGCCGAGTTGACGAAACTTGTCAAAATGGAGCTCAGGGAGATCGAAAAGTGGGGGCTGTACGCGATCCTGTACACCTACTCGAACTTTGCCGACTACAACCTGAACATGTGGCAGCTGAACGACTTTGACCTATGGCTGGCGGACTACCGGAACAAACGGCCGACCCGCAAGCACGGTATGTGGCAGTACAGCTCCAAGGGCAAGGTGGCTGGTGTGAGCGGCGTGGTGGACATGAACCATGTCTACAAGGATTACCCGAGTATCATTGCAAAAGCGGGTCTGACAAGCGTGAAGGGAGCGTGAACCCCACGGAAAGCTTTATCATGACCCATTTCAACGAGGCGGTCTCTCTGATCATCGCGGCGGCCATAGGATGGGCGGGGAAGGCGCTCTACGCCACCATCCAGGAGCAGAAGGCACTGAAAAAAGCGGTGAAGGCTCTGCTCCACGACAGGCTCTACCAGAGCTGCCGGTACTACATCCAGCAAGGGTACGTTGACTCAGAAGGGCTGACCAACGTGGGGCTTGTATACGAGGCGTACCACGAGCTGAAGGGCAACGGCACCGGCACGAACCTGTACGAGCGGATGGAGGCACTGCCGCTGAGGGAAGATCACACAGCCTGAACAGGAGGACTTCAAAATGGAGAAATATACCAATGCGAGTGCTGCGACCTGGGCGAGAACCATCTGCCTGATCGTGGCACTGCTGAACAGTCTGCTGGCTTCGTTCAACAAGAGCCCGCTGCCCATCGACAACGAGCAGCTCCAGCAACTGGTCAGCACCCTTATCACCGTTGTGGTGGCTATTATCAACTGGTGGAAGAACAACTCCTTCACCAAGGAGGCCATCGAGGCAGACGAGCTGTTTGCACGGCTGAGGGCGGAAAACAACGCCAGGAAGTAATCAAAATGGAGCCTGAAGTTGAGTTCTTGTTGGAATGATATTCTGGCGGATGACGTAGGGCTCATGGGAGAATACCCTGTAGGCTGCCTTCGGGCGGTTTTTACAGGGTATTTTCTTTTT